AAAAGCTTTTAATTCAATAAAAGATGGTTCATACGAAGCATCTAGAAATCAACATGAAGGATTTGGTATTGGCGATTTTTTCACTGATATATTTTCTCGATTTACTGGAAATCGAGGATCGAGGCAACGAAATATTTCCATAGAAATTCCCGAACCAATACAAATAACTTTTGTTGAGGCTATTGCTGGCTGTATAAAACATATTGATTTTCAATTCGAATTAGGTTGTGCAGTATGCAGCGGACAAGGTGTTATTCCAACATCAAATTCATGTAAACATTGCAACGGAAAAGGATCTGCAACAGTAGATAGAAAATCATCATTTGGATTATTTCGCCAAACAACAACATGCGAAGTTTGCGGGGGTTCTGGCAAAGAGATGACTAAATGTTCTGAGTGTACTGGAAATGGTTCTATAAGGCATTCGCTCAAAGAAGAGTTGAAATTTGAACCATGTAATCCAACAAGCAAAAAACTGAATAGAAAAATTCAAGATATTGAATATACTTTTCTTGTAAAAGTACAAACTGTACTTCCTGAAAATTTAAAAATTGAAATGTTCAACAATGAGCGAATTTTGGCAGTAAATTATGAAGTATCAATAACAGACTTTTTGCTTGGCGGAAACTTTTCTTTAGACATTGGTGACGGTTGTGGAGAATTTAAGTTTCAAACAAAACTTGGTGACAATTTTATTTTAGTTGATAAAAAAGGAATTCCGCACAAAGGGGACCGTCTTCCGTTGAAAATAAATATTTTACAAAAAATACCACAAACTCTTTCTGATGAACAAAAAGAAATATTAAACAATTTGAAAAAAGTTGGTTTATAATAGTTTTTAACATGGAAACAGAAAAACAAGATCGAACGGAACAACTCAGATTTTCCGACCAGTTAATTGGTCAGTTAGCTAGTTTAATTACTATAGCAATGGTAACGCAAACCAATGTTGTTGATCATTTTAGAATGATAAGAGTTGAAGAAAGTGATCAAAAAGGTATGGAAGGTAAACTTGTACTAACAAAGGATTATGTAGAAGTCTACAACAAACAAGTAGAAGAATTAACAAAAATGATTGAAGAACAAGAAAAAACTAAACAGTAAGCGTATAACTTATATTAAATTTAATTTTTTTTATTGAAGTTTGACTCAAACAAAATATATTATACAAACTAAGTGAATGAAAGATTATATTATTCTTTTCATTTTGCGTTACATTTAATACGATATATTCCTGTTTTGTCGTTTTTAACGAACTACCAGGTTTAATAAATTCAAGTTTTAAAATATGATCTAGAGAAATTAAATCTTTTATAGGATAAATTAATTCAAAGGACTCGGATGAGTGGTAAATCCATTCTTCGAGTCCTTTTTTTTTGCTTAAATCAACTTTATTGTAAAATTTAACAATTCCAAAAGAAATGTTAAGATTTTTACTTCTCTTTTATTTAAGAATCATTGCAGATTCTTCTTTTTTTGTTCTGCATACATGATACTGTTGTTTAAAATAATAAATAAAACCAGTAATTTCAGCAGTATAGCCATTTAAAATATTTAAATTATCTATCGTATCTTTAAAGTTAAATTCTTTAAATTGCTGTAAGATATCTTTTTTTGAATTTTTAGTATATTGCTTATATAAACAATTTGATTCTGCTGTTGTTTGAAACAAACACTGCATTTTAACAGTATTGGTAAACCAAGCTGAAAAATTTTGGTTTAATTTTATGTTAGTTGGAAATATATATCCTCTATAAAGTTTGATTGGCCTAACAAGTTTACCAATCGGTTCATCTTTCACTTTTTTATATTTGATAATTTCCACAACAAAATTAACTACTAATTTAAACATTTATAAAAATTATTAATATTATTTTAATATGTTTAAAAAAATAAAACAAAAATTTCTTGCAAAATTAAATTCTAAATTTGAAACAAAGATTTCAAATAGTTTCTATTCTGAAACTTGCGCATATAATGAAACAAAATATCTATTAATGCCAGTTAAATACCTAAACTCAAAACTTAAATTTGATTTTTTAAGTAATTTTGAAAAATATGTAAAAATAAGTTTAGATGAATTTTTCTACAAAAATAAATCATATTTTGGAACACCAAAAAGTGTTGACGGAAATGTTGTTCAATTTGCGCTATTAGATCTGAAAAATAGCAAAAGTCACTTATTAAAATTACCAGAAAAATTTCAAGTAGTTGAAAAACCAACGGTAAATGAACTTAGTGAGAAAAAGCCGTTTGATCCTGATTTGGATATTAAAAAAGTTTGGCATTTGCCTCTAATAAAGGAATCTATGCAAACTCCTATACGAAAATCAAAAAAGAAATCTTTAAAGAAAAAGTCTTTGGTTAAAAAAGCCAAGTAATTATATTTGTTAAAATGACCTCAATAGGAAGCGGCTTCAATCAAACAATAAATCCAACACCATATGGATTATACGACAGTTCACCACTATTTCAATCAGATGCAGATAACCTTGTTAGATTTGTTTTAACAAGATTTGGCGAACAGATTTTAAGTGTCGAGCTTACGAAAAAAATAATTTGGGCAGCTTTCGAAGAAGCAACCTGGGAATTAAACTCTCTTCTTACCGAATACCAAACAAAAAGTAATCTTGCAGCACTACTCGGAACACCGACGGCAAGTTACATATCAGGATCAAATGGTTTATTTTCATTAAATCTATCAAACACATATGTTCAGCAAAATTTAGGCTATTTAGATTCTTTGTCTGGTCCGTACACAGGTTATATCGGAATTGGTGGGTGGGCTGAATCATATTCTGGGTCAATTATCTTAACTGCTAGCCGCCAAGATTACGACCTTTATACTGAACTAAAAGATGAAGCAGGAAATCCTTTATTTGGATACCAAGCATCAGGTTCAAATGTTAGATTCACAATCTATGAAGTTTTTCACCATGAACCAGTTGAATATATTTTTAACTCAAACTATGGTTCAACTATTGCATATGGTTCTGATTTTACGACCGAAGCAGGAGTTGCCGTCCCAGATACAAAATATTTCGTTTTACCACTTTATGAAGATGTTTTAAGAGCTGGTTTATATGAAGATGCTAGACGCATTAGAAGATCACATTATTCTTATGAACAATTTGGAAGAAATCTGAGATTGTATCCTGTTCCTGGTGTTGGCGATTTTATGGCCTCGGGCTCCGTTCGTAGAGTTTGGGTAAGAGTTGGATTCAAACAGCCAGCATATGACCCAAGAATAGATTCTTCATTTGTTCAATCTAGCTCTTCTCTCGGATCGGGATTACATCCAGGAAGTGGACCTGGGGGAACTTTTTATTTTCCATCCAATCTATACGGAGTATCAAACCCAGCAAACACACCATTTGGGGTCGTTAACTACGACAGTCTTAATATGTGGTGCCGCAATTGGATTCGAGAGTATTCTCTTTATTTGTGTGCTCAAACCCTCGGTTGGATTCGATCAAAAACAAATGTGATCCCAATTCCAGGCGCGGAGTTAACTCTTAACGGAGAAAGTCTTTTAAATTATGCAAAAGATGGGCTGGATAAGTTAACAACTTCTGCGAGGGAATACCTTGATGCTTTAAGTTATGATAAACTTATGGAAAAAGAGGCAAATAAAATTGAACAAACAAATAAAATATTGTCTCTAATTCCTCTCCCGCCTACAGTTGTTATTAGAGTTTGTTGATAAATTAAAATAATGATGTCAAATTACAATACTTACCAATAAATGGCTCGGTTGTTCATAACAGAAAAAGAAATGCAATATCACGCAGATATTACACAAGAAGTAATAAAAGATGTTATTGGTCAAAAAGTTTACTATTACTCAATTTCCACAACTAAATCGCTAATAAATGAAACATATGACGAAGCAATTGAAAAGGTTTTTGATGGCCCAATTATTGTTGATGCATTGTGTGGACAACCAGAATGGGAAAATATAACAGATTCACATGGGTCTTATTTACGCGGTAAAATGGAAGTTTTATTTCAAGCAAAAGATCTTTTGTTGAAAAAAATTAAAATTTCTGAGGGTGATTTTATAACATATGGAAATCATTCATATGAAATTGTTTCATATGCTCCAATGAACAACATGTGGGGTCAAGAAGAGTTCGACAGATCATTTAAAGCTACCTGTATGACAGCAAGACCAGGAAAATTTGATCCTTCTTCTTTCAACACACCGTCTTCCGAAGGAATGCAAGGCGGAATTCAAAAAGAATTTGTTCAACAACGCGGATTAGAACAAACAAAAGAAGGTTTAACAAACGACACAAGAGAAATGAGAGAAAGACTTGGAGATGATATGGCTCCAAAAACTCTTGGGGATGGTCCAAGAGTAATAGGAACAAACGACCCTAATCCAGAAAACAGTAGAGATGAAGGAATTGTCAATTCTTTCTTAAATGATAATAATGTAGATGATGATTTCTACGATTGATTAATTATTATTAAATAAATGACAACTGGAAAATCTATCCGATTTGGAAATCAAGATGGCGAATCTTATAACTATGCCCCAGAAATCCCAGTTCCAGAAAGATATATCGATGGAACGAACGGCAATATAACAAGACAAAATATTGTTTCGCCTTCTGAAACAACTCCTGGTTTAGAACAAATTCCTTTTGGAAGCCTTCAAGGAGAAAATCCAGCATATGAAACAGTTTACGCTCCAGCCTGTACTTTGCTTGATGTGGATCAAAGTGTAAAAAAATTATTTAATGATAGTATAAAATTTCCAACAAAATATTTAAAAGGTATAAATAAAGTTACTTCATTAAATAAGCCAATAGTAAAACTTGCTGGCGGGGATAGATTTGCACTAGCAAAAAAAGTAACACCGTTAAAAGGCCAAGATGGAACACTAATATTGCCTTCGATTTCAATTAGAAGAGTAAATATAAATCACTCTTTGGCAACACAAAATTCTAGAAGTATTAATAGTGCTACTGGTGAAATTGTTGTAAAAGTTGGACCTGATCAGGAAAAAGATCCATTTTTTCAAAATTTAATAAACAAAATTGGTTTAAAATCTAAGCCAGCTTCTTCTCCTACTTCTCAAAGGAAACAAGGAAAAAACAAAAATGACCTAAGCGTAAAGCAAGGTAGCTTATTAGATCCAAAACTTAACAACAATATTTTTGAATATCTTGTAATGCCTGCACCAGTTTTTGTTGATTTATCGTATGAAATAGTTCTTTGGACTGAAGATATTAATTCAATGAACATTTTGTTACAATCTATAATGTCTTCAAAATTACCATTAGATAATGGATTCGTTTTAACAACTGACGCTGGGTATTGGTTTTGTGCTTATCTTGGCGACGAAATTTCAATGGAAGATAATTTTGAAGACTATTCTGAAAATGAAAAAATTGTAAAAACTAAGTTAACTTTAACCGTTAAAGCGTTTCTTTTATCATCTAATGATGAAACAAATATGTACCCGATTAAAAAATACACGACTGCTGTTACTTTTGATTTTGAAATTAAAGATTCTTCAACGAAGTCGTTTCTAAAAAAAGATATTGAAACAATTGGAATTAAACAAAGTCAAGATAAATTTGTTTTATCAGATTTAAATGACTTAAATGATCAAAAAGATAAGACTTTAGAGCAAAATTTATATTTTGAAAAAGTAATCCAAAATAAATTTACAAATAAAACTGAGACTGTTTACGCAGAAGTTATAACAAATAGAGAGAGTAAAGAAAAAGTTTATTCCGCATCTAATATTGATGAACTTTTAAATTTCATTTCAGATGAATGAAACCGTCTCAATTTAATCAAAAATATAGTTTCTTGGAAATCGCGAAATAATTATGTTAGAATTAAAAAATTCATTGAAAGGTTTTCAAGGATTAAACTATGGCAGAAACAATTTTAAAATTCCCAGGATACAGCGACAGTGAAATAGATGCGTCAGTTAGAGATACTGTACCAACAGGAGATCCTCCTGCAATTATTGGTGCAATGGTACAAGGACCAGCATTTATACCAACTGTAATTGGTTCCCTATCAGACCAAATTGCAAAATTTGGTCAAGTAACCCCAGGATATCCAGCTTCTTACGCTTCACAAAGATGGTTGGATAATAGAAACAGTGCAATAATCGTAAGATTACTAGGTGCGGGAGCAAACAGTGGTTCTGGAGAATTTGACGATACTAGAACAAAAGGTATCGTTAAAAACGCAGGTTTTGTAGTTTCTAGCTCTCTTGTCCAAACTCCTAGTGACAATCGTCACAATGGTGCTGTTCAATTTTTAATTGGAAAACATGCATTGGCCACCCAAGAGGCTTATGGTTACCCTATTTTTACAGACAATGATTCATATACAGCAAGTAGTGGATACGTTAATCTTGTAAGAGGAATGATTTTTTGTGCATCAGGATCAAGAATTATGGTCTTAGACGGCACAAATGAAACATTCGCAAACAGTGTAAACGATATTGCTTCAATAGATAGCGGAAGCAACAGTGTTACCCGCGGTAAATTTAAACTTGTTATTTCGACAAGTCTAGGTTCAAGTTTCTCTTCTTCTGATGGATTTGATGGCATCAAAATTTTAACAGCCTCGTTAAACCCAACAGATAGTGACTACTTTGGCAAAGTATTAAACACCAACCCAGATAAGTTTGCGACAGAAGGGCATATTTTATACGCAGATTTTCCAATAGATGCGGAAATTGCTCCAATAGCAAGCGGTGCTTCAAATTTAAACAGTGTCGCGATAATTTCTGGATCAGCTGGAACAACTTCTACTGGTGGAATTACTACAGATCCATTTAGAAACTTATTTGGTAGACTTGATACTCGCTATTCAACTCCAAAAACACCAACATTCATTTCTCAGCCCTTTGGAAACATTGAATATGAGTTATTCAATTTTGAAACCATCTCAGATGGTGACAACGCAAATAGAATGGTTAAAATCTCAATTGCTGGATTAAAGGCTTCCTCTGATCCAACATACGACTATGGAACATTTACTGTTGTGGTAAGAGATTTCAATGATACAGATTTTAATCCGCAAATTTTAGAACAATTTCCAAATGTAACTCTTGATAAAGACTCAGATCGTTATATCGCAAAAGTTATTGGAGATATTAAAGCTGAATATCGTTTTGATTTCGAAGATGAAAATGACCGCGGTGTAAGTATAACAGGAACATATCCAAATAAATCAAAATATATTCGAGTCCGTGTTACTGATGGCGTTTCGTTAAAAACATTGCCAGCAAAATGCCTTCCATTTGGTTTCAAAGGCATACCAACATTAAAAACTGCTGATTCAACAACTGATTCAAGCGGAACAACAAGAATTGGATCTTCTGGTTCAATTTCTGGTTCCCCAATCGTTCCTCCACTTCCATTTAGATTTAAAATCACAAGAGGAGATGTTTCTTCAACTGCTGCTTATACAGGTCAAGCTGGAACAACTGAAATTGTTGACGGCAGATTGTATTGGGGTGTAAAATTTGAACGAAATACTGACGCTACAAATACCAATATCATTAGCGAACAAAATGATTTGATTGCAAGTTACGGAAAACTTCTTGGAATATCTAAACTTGATACTTTGTTTACGGGCTCATTCGTTGACTCTTTTAACAATAATAAATTTTCATTATCAAAAGTTGTACTACCAACTACCGCAATCGCTGATTTAACAGCTTCTGTTGCTGCAATTTTGAAAGAATCAGCTTATGTCAGAAACGGAGTTCCAGATGGAACAAACTATACTATAACGGACGGAAGTATTGGAGCTAGAATAACATTTGCGTCAGTTTTACAAAAAGGAACAGCTGCGGA